GTCGGGTAAAGTATGGGCTCCGGATACTCGGTGGGCGCATGAATTGATTGAGCAGATGGCTTCTTTTCCTAATGCGGCTCACGATGACTTGGTAGACTCAAGCACGCAGGCTTTAATTCGTTTTAGACAGGGCGGTTTTTTGAGGTTAAACACTGATGAAGAAGACGAGCAGGTTTACCGCCGAAAAGCTGCATATTATTAAGGACACATATGGCTATTGATAAGGCACTGTACCAAGCACCACAAGGATTAGATGCCTTGGCGGAACTTCCAGGAATTGAAATTGAGATGGAGCCCGAGATTGAAATTACTGAGCTAGAGATTGCTATTGGCCCAGAAGCTTTAGAAGGCGGCGATGAGTTTGACTCTAACTTGGCTGATTATTTAGACGAGAGCGCACTAGAAGAATTGGCTAGTGAGCTGGCTAGCGACTTTGATGATGACATTGGAAGCCGCAAAGACTGGATGCAGACCTATGTAGATGGTCTAGAACTTCTGGGCATGAAGATTGAGGAGCGCACCGAGCCGTGGGAAGGTGCATGCGGTGTTTACCACCCCCTATTGTCAGAAGCTTTGGTTAAGTTTCAAGCCGAAACAATGATGAGTAGTTTTCCTGCGGCTGGGCCGGTAAAGACTCAGATTATTGGTAAAGAGACACCTGAGAAGAAAGAGTCGGCAGTTCGCGTCCAAGAAGATATGAACTACCAGTTGACGGATGTAATGACTGAGTTCCGTCCTGAGCATGAACGCATGCTGTGGGGCTTAGGCTTGTCTGGTAATGCGTTTAAAAAAGTCTACTATGACCCTCACATAGAGCGTCAGATCTCCTTGTTTGTGCCGGCGGAAGACTTAGTTGTTCCTTATGGTGCAAGTAACTTAGAGACGGCTGAGCGTGTTACCCATGTAATGCGTAAGACTGAGAATGAGCTACGCCGCTTACAGGTGGCTGGCTTCTATCGAGATATTGATCTGGGTGATCCTGAGAATGTGCTGGATGAAGTAGAGAAAAAGATTGCGGAGAAGATGGGCTTTAGAGCCACGACTGACAGCCGCTATAAACTTCTTGAGATGAGCGTAGATTTAGATCTACCTGGCTTTGAGCACGAAGAAGATGGCGAGCCTACAGGTATTAAATTACCGTACATTGTTACCATTGAAAAAGGCTCAAACAAAGTTTTGGCCGTGCGCCGCAATTGGAATGAAGATGATGAAACATGCCAAAAACGCCAACACTATGTACATTACGGCTACGTTCCCGGGTTTGGTTTCTACTGTTTTGGCCTCATCCACCTCATTGGGGCTTTTGCTAAGTCAGGCACTTCTCTTATTCGTCAGCTTGTTGATGCTGGTACTTTAAGTAATTTGCCTGGCGGCTTTAAAGCTCGCGGCCTACGTGTAAAAGGTGACGATACGCCTATTTCTCCGGGCGAGTGGAGAGATGTGGATGTACCTAGCGGGACTATCCGTGACAACTTATTGCCGCTCCCATACAAGGAACCTAGCCAAACATTAATGGCTTTGCTAGGTCAGATCGTGGATGAGGGTCGCCGCTTTGCTAATACGGCAGATCTTCAGATCAGTGATATGTCGGCCAATGCTCCGGTTGGAACTACGCTAGCTATCCTTGAGCGCACATTAAAAGTAATGAGTGCCGTTCAGGCGCGCGTGCACTACGCAATGAAGCAAGAGTTAAAGCTCTTGAAAGAAATTATTGCAGCGTATACGCCTGAAGAATACGATTATCAGCCCACCGAAGGTTCGCGTAGGGCTAAGCGCAGTGACTACGACGATGTGTATGTGATCCCGGTTAGTGACCCTAATGCGTCTACTATGGCGCAAAAGATTGTGCAGTACCAAGCCGTTATGCAGCTGGCTCAGCAGTCACCCCAGCTTTACAATATGCCTTTGTTGCATCGTCAGATGCTAGAAGTAATGGGCATTAAAGAGGCAGCCAAACTTGTTCCAATGGAAGAAGACCAGAAACCTACAGATCCTGTGTCGGAAAACCAGAACGTGTTGATGATGAAGCCGGTCAAGGCATTTATGTACCAAGACCACCAAGCTCACATTATGGTTCATATGTCAGCCTTGCAAGATCCTAAGATTTCTTCTCTTTTGGAGAATAATCCTATGGCCAAACAATTGCAGTCTGCAATGATGGCGCACGTTAATGAGCATTTAGGTTTTGAGTACCGTAAACAGATTGAATCACAACTGGGTATGAGTTTGCCGCCTCAAAAAGATGAGTCCGGAGAAGATATTAATATGGATCCGGATGTTGAAGCACGTTTGGCGCCATTGTTGGCACAGGCTTCACAACGCCTGCTTGCAAGAAACCAGCAAGAGCAAGCTCAGCAGCAAGCTCAGCAACAGGCTCAAGATCCAATGGTTAAGTTGCAACAACAAGAGTTGCAGATCAAAGCTGCAGAACAGCAGCGCAAAGTGGCCAAAGATGCAACAGATGCTCAACTCAAACAAGAGCAGTTAACCATTGAGGCTCAGCGTCAGCAGATTGAAGCAGCAAGAGCTATGGCTCAAATGGAGAATACTAAACAGTCCCATTTGCTTGATAAGAGTGTGGAAGTTTTGACTCACCTGTCAAACGCACACCAAAACAAGTCAAGCCAAGAGCGCGGTATGGAACGTCAAGCTACCCAACAAACTAAGGAAGAATGATGGACATAATTGAAGTACTGGTAAAGCAATCTGACGAGAAGGTTGCTCAACTCAGAGACTACTTGGCTGAAGGCCGAGCAGAAAACTTTGAGGAGTACAAGAAACTCTGCGGTGAGATTAAGGGTCTGCTCACTGTGCGAGGATATGCACTAGACCTGCAACAAACCATGGAGAAAATGGATGACTAGTTCCATCCTGTTGGCTACAGACGCCAGCAACCCGCAAGTAGTCGGATCTTATAACTTTGCTTCAACCGCAGAGGAAAAAGGAAAACTATTACCTAAGCCATCTGGCTATCGAATTCTATGCGCCATCCCAGAGGCGGAGAAAGAGTTTGAAGATAGCGAGATTGGTTTAATTAAAGCAGACGAAACCATGCGCAATGAAGAGACACTCACAACTGTCTTGTTTGTTGTCGATATGGGCCCAGACTGCTACAAAGACCCTGCACGCTTTCCAAATGGCGCGTATTGTCAAAAAGGCGATTTCGTTCTTGTGCGTCCTCATGCGGGCACCCGCTTGGTGATTCATGGTCGAGAGTTCCGTATCATTAATGATGACTCCGTAGAGGGAACTGTTGATGATCCCCGTGGTATTAAACGCAAATAAAGGAGTACAAAATGCCTGAATTTGATAAAGAAGAATTTACGTTTCCAGACGAAGCGGCAGAAAAAAACAAACCCGAGGCAAAAGAGCCTGAGTTTGAGTTTGAAATAGAAGACGATACGCCGGCTCAAGACCGTGGCCGCCAGCCTATGCCAAAGCCTTTGGTTGATGAGCTGGAAAAAGATGAGCTTGATAAGTATGACGATGAGGTCAAAACTAAACTTAAGCAAATGCGTAAGGTCTGGCATGACGAGCGCCGTGAGAAAGAATCGGCATTACGTGAGCAAAATGAAGCTATAAATGTAGCCCAGCGTTTATTAGAAGAAAATAAACGCATTAAAAATATTCTTTCTAGTGGTGAAAAAGAATACGTTGCAACTGTACAGAATGCCGCCAACATGGAGTTGGAAATGGCCAAGCGCGCATACCGCGAGGCATATGATTCTGGCGATACTGACAAGATGATTGAGGCTCAACAAGCCTTGCAGATTGTTAATTACAAGTTAATGCAGATTAAAAACTTTAAGCTACCCCCTTTACAAGAAGAGGAATTTGAAGTACAACCGCGTCAAGAGCAACGACAAACCGTTCCTAAGCCCGACAACAAGGCTGAAAATTGGCAAAACCGTAACAAATGGTTTGGTCAAAACAAAGGAATGACGGCTTATGCTTTAGGTGTTCACGAAGATCTAAAGGATTCTGGCGTTTCAGTTGGCTCGGATGAGTATTATTCGGAATTGGACAAAACAATCCGTAAAAGATTTCCAGAGGTTTTCCAAAAGAAATCAAATGAATCAACGGCTAGAACTGAGCCTGCTAGAGCAAAACCTAGCACAGTAGTAGCCCCGGTAGCTCGCAGCACAGCCCCCAAAAAGGTCATGCTTAAGCAGAGCCAGTTGAATACGATTAAAAAATTAGGAATCACTCCCGAACAATACGTGAGAGAGTTTCTGAAAGTGGAGGCCCAAAATGGCTGAAAAAAGACTTACAAGAGAGTTTGACACACGCGATGTACAAGAACGTCCTAAGCAGTGGGCGCTTCCTGAAATATTACCTGAGCCAGACAAACAGGCTGGGTATAACTATCGCTGGGTTCGTGTCTCAACGTTAAACGCTGCTGATCCCCGTAACTTATCGGCCAAACTCCGTGAAGGTTGGGAACCCGTTGCACTTGAGGAACAACCCAAATTTAAACTGTTAGCTGATCCCAATAGCCGCTACCGCGACAACATTGAGATCGGTGGATTGTTGCTTTGCAAAACACCTACTGACTTTGTTAGCCAGCGTACACAACACTTCGCTAATCAAACACAAGCTCAGACAGATGCCGTAGACAACAGTTTCATGCGTCAAAGCGATGCGCGGATGCCGCTCTTCCAAGAGCGTAAATCCTCAAGTAGCTTTGGCAAAGGTACTTAAATTTTTATAGGAGTCTTAAATGGCTTATCCCGTCGTCTCGGCCCCTTACGGCCTAAAGCCGATCAACTTGATCGGTGGTCAAGTATTTGCGGGTTCTACTCGTGAATACGCAATCATCAACAACTACGCTACGAACATCTTCTATGGTGACCTCGTGGGCTTGGTTCGCGGTAATTTAGAGCGTCTTTCTGTAAGTACTGGTACGTTGGGTACGGTTGTCGGTGTCTTTTTGGGATGCTCGTATACCAATCCGCTAACCAAGCAGAAGACTTTTTCTCAGTATTATCCAGCAAATACTGCTGCGGGTGACATTGTTGGTATCGTTTGTGACGATCCTGACACCGTGTTTTCTGCTGTTGTTTGCTCGGCTACTACTGTTATTGCTTCTGGTGCTCGTGCAATGATCGGCCAAAACGTGGCCATGATTAATAACACTGGCAGCACTGCAACTGGTAATTCAAAGAACGCGGTTCTAGCTCCAACCGATACGCCTGCAACGACAGATGCTTTGCCTTTGCGTGTATTAGGTTTGAATCCAGACACTGAAGTTTCTCTTGGTCAAGCCACATTCACAAGCATTTCAACTGCCACTATCACTTGTAGCGCAATTCCCTTTGCGTTGCCTGTTGGTACTGATGTAGGCTCATTGGACTCTAACGGCAATTACATTGCTTCAGGCTCCTTTGTAGATACAGCAGCGACGGCTGGTGCAACGACTGTGATTTTGAATCAAGCCCCCCTCACCGCTTTTGTTGCAAGCTCAACGTTGGTCTTTAATCAATTTCCAGAAATTCTGGTTAAATTGAATTTTGGTCAGCACGAGTATTACGCAGCAACTGCTACAGCATAAGGAGCTAGATCATGGCTATTTCACGCGCACAACTACTTAAAGAACTTCTTCCCGGCTTAAACGCTTTGTTTGGTTTGGAGTACGCAAAATATGGTGAGGAACATAAAGAGATTTATGAAACCGAAACTTCTGAGCGTTCTTTTGAAGAAGAAACAAAACTGTCTGGTTTCTCTGCTGCACCTGTTAAGAACGAGGGCTCTGCCATCGCTTATGACAATGCACAGGAAGCATGGACGGCTCGTTACAACCACGAAACCATTGCTTTGGGCTTCAGTTTGACTGAAGAAGCTATTGAAGATAACTTGTATGACTCACTGTCTGCACGTTATACAAAAGCTTTGGCCCGCGCTATGGCTTACACCAAGCAAGTTAAAGCTGCTGCTGTTTTAAATAACGGCTTTAGCTCTAGCTACGTTGGTGGTGACGGTGTGGCTTTGTTCAGCACATCACACCCCTTAGTCTCTGGTGGCGTTAACAGCAACACTCCAGCCACTGCCGCTGATTTGAACGAGACTTCTTTGGAAGCCGCCGTTATTCAAATTGCTGGTTGGACAGACGAGCGTGGCTTGTTGATCGCTGCTAAGCCTAACAAGCTGGTAGTTCCCCCTGCATTACAGTTTACGGCAACTCGTTTGCTTGAGACTGAATTGCGTGTGTCTACTGCTGACAACGATATCAACGCATTGAAGAATAATGGCTCTATCCCTGGTGGATTTTGCATTAACCACTTCTTGACTGATACTAACGCTTGGTTCCTGACCACAGACGTTCCTAACGGCATGAAGCACTTTGTGCGTACTCCTTTGTCCAATAACATGGACGGTGACTTTGATACTGGTAACGTACGTTACAAGTCTCGTGAGCGTTATTCTTTTGGATTCTCGGATCCTTTGGGAATGTTTGCTTCACCAGGAGCTTAATATTTTTTAGGAAATATTTAAAAGGGGGTCTTGTGCCCCCTTTTCTTTTGTTGTATATTTACTTTACTCCGGGCTTTCCGGTGTGCTAGACAGTCCCGGCTGACGACATACAGACTAGCGCACTTAACTTGTATGTAAGGAAAAATTATGGCATCGACCACCTTCTCCGGTCCAGTAACGTCCACAAATGGCTTTATTGGCAATCTTACGGGTAACGTCACTGGCAATGTTGCAGGATCTGGCCGCATCACGCACGCTACAACGGCTGCAATTAACGCCACAGCTACAGCAACCGCAGCAGAAGTAGCAACAGGCTACATCACTTCCACCTCCGCCTCCCCTACAACCATCACACTACCTACAGGCACACTGCTTGGCGCTGCACTAGGCGCGGCCCGTGGTACGGTGTTTGATTTGTACATTGACAACACCGCTGGTGCATCGACTGTGACTATTGCTGTAGCTACAAACGGTGTGCTGTCTACTGCGGCTGTAGATACAGCAGGTTCATTTGGTGATTTAACGGTAGCTTCTGGCGCAACTGGATTGGCTCGTTTTACATTGATGTTCTCAAGCGCAACAGCATACGCATTTACACGTACTGCATAACTAGGAGCATCTTATGGCGATGCAAACTGATGTTCTTGCCAGTGCAGTAAGAACCACCGATGGTCAGTTACTTGATCAAGCAGGTGGCACAATTGCTCGCGCTCGTGTTAAAAGTATTTACATTGTTCCTGCTGCAACAGCGGGTAGTGTTGTATTTAAAGACGGCGGCACAGGCGGAACAACCCGTCTAACTCTCAATACCGTGGCTTCTGCTACGCAACCAACATACCTGCTTCTTCCCGGAGAAGGACTTTTATTCAGCACCAACATTTTTGTGGACGTAACTGATATTGGTTCCGTCATGGTGTTCTATGGCTAAGTCCCCCGCATGGCAGAGAAAAGAGGGCAAGTCCGAGAAGGGCGGCTTGAACGCCAAGGGTCGAGCCTCCGCAAAAGCGCAAGGTATGAACTTGAAGGCTCCCCAGCCCGAAGGCGGCTCCCGGCGCGACTCTTTCTGTGCGAGGATGGGCGGGATGAAAAAGAAGCTAACCTCTGCCAAAACCGCCAACGACCCAGACTCACGGATCAACAAAGCTCTTAGGGCTTGGAATTGTTAAGGAAGTGTTATGAAACGCAGTATTAACGAATACGATCCCAACCGTGGCGGGGCGGAGGTGGCGGTTCTTCCTCACCACCAAGCGGCGGCGTTGGCGGCGCTAAACCTAAAGACAAATACACTTTTGACCGGATTACCGGTTCACGTTCTGCAAAAGATTACAAAGAAAGCGAACGAGAGCCACAAATAACAGGTCAATTAAATTTTGGTTCTCCGCGCCAAAGTAGCAGCAATAGAACTCCTAGGATGAGTGATGATTATTCACGTGGAGGAAAGGTGTTTCTGCCTCTAAACGCGCCGATGGCATTGCCGAGCGCGGCAAAACTAAAGGCCGGATGTGTTAGATTTAAACACCGTTTGGCTATCCACAATATCACTGTTAATTGCAGTGTTAGCGTATATAGCCAATGAAAAGTTCAGAGAACTGGCTCGTGTCACGATCCTGTTAAACAAAACACGCGAGGAGGTTGCCCGTGATAACGTTACTCAAGCAGAAATTGACAGAATTACTAACCACATTGACCAACGCTTTAACAAGCTTGAAGCAAAAATTGACCAGCTTCTTTCGGCGGGGAAATGATGCCGAGCACAAGTAAGAAGCAACATAATTTTATGGCAGCGGTGGCTAACAATCCATCGTTTGCTAAGAAAGCAGGCGTCCCACAGTCTGTGGGTAAAGATTTTAACAATGCCGATAAAGGCAAAACTTTTAAACAAGGTGGCGATATGAAAAAGATGAATATGGGCGGATATTCCAGCGGCGGCGCTATGCCTATGAAAATGAAAGACGGCAAAGAAGTGCCCGCTTTCCTGAACAAAGGTGGTATGGCTAAAGGCGGTATGCACAAAATGCCAGATGGCAAGATGATGAAAAATTCCGCTATGAAAAAGATGGCTGGTGGCGGTATGACATCAATGGGCAAAGTAAAAACTGGCAAAACACCAGACGGCGTTGCTATGAAAGGCAAAACCAAAGGCAAGATGATCACCATGAAAAATGGCGGCAAGTGCTAATTTAAGGAGCTATCATGCACAACAGCGGCATACCTAATAAAACAAAACCTACGCCAGCCGACGATCCTGAGGATAAAGGGTCGTTCCTCGATCGCATTAAATCTGATTTTTCTAGGATAACAGCGGGGAACATTGACGACCCAAAGTCTGAGGCATATAAAAAATATGGCGCTGGTCGTAATACCGTTAAAGCTGATGTGCCAGTCCCTGCCGCCCCTGTTGAAAAACCAAAACCTCAAGTTGCAGCTAGCCCTCCAGCTAAACCCCGCCCAACAGAACGCGCTTTAACAGACCCAATGTATTCTGATACCGGCTCTAAAACTGGAATGGGCGCGGCCGGAACAAAATATGACACTGTAAGGCGTAACGCTAGTGAGCCTAGACCCGCTGATGCTCTTGATTTGCCGCCGTTACCGGCTATGACTAAGTTTCCAGAAACTGAGTCCGCCAAAAATAAACCGCGTATTGTTTCTAAAAAAGAGTTGGAAGATTCTGGCTTTGACAATTTGCGTGATTACTTAAACGACCAAAAAGGTTTAAGCCGCAAGTCTTCTGACAAACACGCCGAGGCGCGTAAGAACCTTAGTTCCGGCAAGAAAAGAATTGACGAAGGCGGTAAACCCTACCGTTCTGGCGGTTCAGTTTCTTCTGCTTCTAGTCGCGCTGATGGCATTGCCCAACGCGGTAAAACCCGCGGCAAATACTTATGATGGCCAGTCGCGGCATGGGTGACATCATGCCTTCCAAGATGCCAAAGGGCGCAAAGAAGGCACGCCGCGATGACACTAATTTCACGCAATATAAAGAAGGCGGTAAAGTTAAAGACGTAACTAAGTCTTTAAAAAAGGCTGGGTTTTACGGCGCAGATGAATCCAAACGACTGGCTATTATTAACAAAGTTACAACCAAACCCCAACGAATAAAAATGGTTGATAAAATGTTTTTAAAGAAAAAGTAATTAAAGGTTGCACCAAATGAAATCTTCTAAACCCAAAGATGTAAAGATGGCTGGCGGTGGTTTGTATGCCAATATTGCCGCTAAGAAACAAAGAATAGCCTCTGGCTCTGGTGAAAAGATGCGTAGTGCAGGCTCGGCTGGCGCTCCTAAAAAAAGTGACTTTGCCAATGCAGCTAAGACAGCATCGTATGCTGAAGGCGGTAAAACAAAATCTAAAGTTAATGAGGCTGGCAACTACACTAAGCCTGAATTACGCAAACGGATTTTTAACAGTGTTAAAGCTGCCGCAGTGCAGGGTACAGGCGCAGGTCAGTGGTCAGCCCGTAAAGCCCAGTTAATGGCTAAACGATATAAAGACGCTGGTGGAGGGTATAAAGATTGAAAGCACCGCAAAAATCGCTTAAAGATTGGGGCGACCAGAAATGGCGCACTAAGTCTGGTAAACCGTCAAGTAAGACGGGGGAGCGGTATTTGCCTGAAGCGGCTATTAAATCTTTGTCCTCTCAAGAATACGCGGCTACGACTAAAGCTAAACGTGCTGGTAAAGCATCTGGCAAACAGTTTGTAGCACAACCCAAAACTATTGCAAAGAAAACGGCAGGATTTAGATGACTACTACCGGAACCACATTGTTCAACATGGACTTCACGGAGATTGCCGAGGAAGCGTGGGAGCGTGCGGGTCGAGAAATGCGGTCTGGTTATGATCTTAAAACCGCTCGACGGTCAATGAACCTGATGACCATAGAGTGGCAAAACCGCGGCATCAACATGTGGACAATAGAGCAGGGCTTTATTACCTTAACGGCGGGTCTAGCTACTTACGCATTACCCGCAGACACCATTGATCTGTTGGAGCACGTTATCCGCACGGGCGCTAACTCTTCCTCCACACAGGCTGATTTATCAATTACACGCATTAGCGTTTCTACCTATGCGACCATTCCGAACAAACTTCAACAAGCTCGTCCCATCCAAGTCTTTATTCAAAGACTATCTGGACAAGTTAACCCAACGTCTTCGTACCTCAACGGAGCCATTACAGCCACGGCAACGACGATCACGCTTGACACGGTGGTTGGGTTAGCCGGATCAGGGTTTATTCGCTTAGAGTCAGAAGACATTTATTACACCTATATAAGCGGCAATGTACTGGGCGGTGTTTTTCGTGGTCAAAACAACACAACTGCCGCCGCGCACGTAGACGGTATTGCGGTGTTTGTTCCACAGCTTCCAGCCGTTACCGTGTGGCCTACGCCCGATGACAGCACAACGTATCAGTTTGTGTACTACCGATTACGTAGAGTGCAAGATGCTGGCGCGGGTTCCGCTACAGCAGATATGAATTTTCGTTTTTTGCCGTGTCTTGTAGCGGGCTTGGCGTACCACATTGCTGTTAAAGTTCCTGAGCTAATGCCACGCATTCAAATGCTCAAACAGATTTACGACGAAACTTTTGAAATTGTTGCTGGCGAAGACCGGGAGAAAGCAGCAATTAGGTTTGTGCCCCGTCAAATGTTTATTGGTAGCACGTAATGGGTAATCGATATGCATCAGGCAAGATAGCGATTGCTGAATGTGATCGTTGTGGGCAGCAGTACAAATTAAAACAGCTTAAGACTGAGATCATTAAGCAGCGTCTGTATCAGTTATTGGTCTGCCCTGAGTGCTGGGACCCAGACCAGCCGCAGTTAATGCTAGGTACGTTCCCTGTAGATGATCCACAAGCATTACGTAATCCTCGTAGGGATACAACGTATGTAACTTCTGGTGTTAACTCTGCTGGAAATTTATCTGGTGGATCGCGTGATATTCAGTGGGGCTGGAACCCAGTAGGTGGGTCTAGTTTAAATGATGCAGGATTGACACCAAATTACTTGGTGGCAACGACATTTGTTGGTACAGTAACGATATCTTAAGGAGCTTAAAATGAACAAAGCGGATTTAAAACAAGACAAGAAGATGATGGCTGGAGCCGTGCATAAACACGAAAAAAAGCTGCATCCCGGTAAGCCTATGACTAAACTTGCTAAAGGCGGTAAAACCAACGCCAATATGAAGTCTATGGGTCGTGGTATGGCAAAAGTTGTTAATCAGCGTGGAGGTTAATTATGGCTACATTCAGTAAAAAAATGATGGGTAAAGAAGTTGGCGATGCCAAGGTCTATGCCACACCCCATACCATGACCGGTAAAGTTGTTAAAGTTTCTACTAACCCTGGTTCTGGTCCTGATCGCAGTGATGCTGGCACAGTTAATATGTCCGTAGGTAATATTTCCCGTTATCCAGCGCCAGCAGCTAAGACAACTGGTATCAAAATTCGTGGTACCGGCGCAGCGACCAAAGGCGTAATGGCACGGGGCCCGATGGCATGAACTACAGTGAGCTTGTCACGCAGGTAAACGATTACTGCGAGAACTCTTTCCCAACCGTTAACATGGATGTTTTTATCCGTCAGGCGGAGCAGCGCATCTATAACACCGCGCAGCCTGCTAATTTGCGGAAGAACGTGACAGGCATATTGACCATTGGTAATAAGTACCTCCAGTGCCCTACAGATTTTTTGTCTGTATACAGCCTTGCCGTATACCCGTACAACGCTACAACCGCCACAGGAACGTCTGGGGCTAAAACCATTGTGGTGGCTAGTACGACAGGTATTGCGGTGGGTCAGCAGGTAACTGGGACAAACATTGGAACCAATGCACTGGTTAGAAGTATTGCCAGTACAACTATCACTTTGACTGTTGCTAACAGCGGTACTGTGTCTGGTGCGGTTGTGTTTGAAGGCGACTATCTTTACTTGCTTAACAAAGATGTTAACTTTATCCGTGAAGCGTATCCTTTGACATCACAGTTAAGTGAGCCAAAACACTACGCCATCTTTGGCCCTCGGTCAGACAATGTAAATGAGTTGACGTTCATTGTTGGGCCAACACCCAGTTCGGCCTACTACGCAGAGCTTCATTACAATTACTATCCTGAGTCTATTGTTACAGCTACTACTACTTGGCTGGGTGATAACTTTGATTCTGTATTGCTGTATGGAACTATCTGCGAGGCTTACACCTTTATGAAGGGTGATGGTGACATGGTTAAGCTGGCTCAAGATCGCTATGTACAGGCTATTGCTTTGTATAAAAACTTGTCGGATGGCAAGCAACGTGCTGATGCTTATCGTGATGGTCAGGTCAGGGTGGCTGTTTCATGAGCATTCTCCAAACCCAGACAACCAGCTTTAAAACAGAGCTATATACAGGCGTTCATAACCTATCCACAAATACGTTAAAGATTGCTCTGTACACGGCTAGTGCTGATTTAAACGAATCAACCACTGTGTACAGCGCAACCAATGAAGTTACAGGTACTGGGTACGTTGCAGGCGGGGTAGCCTTGACGGGCGTAACAATCAGTTCTTCTGAATATACAGCTTTTGTAGACTTTGCTGATGTGGTCTTTGGCGCATCCGTCACGGCTCGTTGTGCTTTGATCTACAACGTCACGCAGGGTAATAAATCCATTGCAGTCCTTGACTTTGGGTCTGACAAGACTTCTACAACTTTTACCATCACAATGCCAGCCAACACCGCTACGGCGGCTCTTATCAGGAGTTCAAATTGATTGTTACAACAACCAAAGGTTACATGGACGAATCATTGCTTGAAAAGCGTGAAGGTTCATTGGATAATGACAACGAAACAACCACATGGGTGGAGTATTGGTTGGACGGCGAATTAGTACATCGTTCTGCTCATGTGGCTTTGAAAAAATCCATGTTGGCGGGTCTTGAAGCAGCATCACTAGGATAAATTATGGCAAATACACAATCAATGTGTACCTCCTTCATGGGTCAGTTATTGAATGGCGGTCACCAATTTGGCGCTATTACGCTGACCAGCAGGGGTAGTTTGACTGCCCCAACTGTAGACACGTTTAAAGCAGCTTTGTATCTTGTCGGGGCAACAATAAATGCTTCTACTACGGTATACAGTGGGAGCAACGAAGTATCATCAGCCAACTATTCGGCTGGTGGTGTGGTAATTACCAACGCCAATGTGCCTGTAGCTACCAATGCTTCAGCTACCGCAGGGGTGGCGTATTGGACTCCTTCGAACAGTATTGTCTACGGGGCCACTGCAACACCTGTAACCTTTGCTGCTTTTGATGCGGTGTTGATTTACAACGATACGCAGGGCGACACAGCGGTTAGCGTTCACACATTCAGTAGCCAGACCATTACGTCTGGGGTGTTTACGTTAACAATGCCGACAAGTTCAACGACAACTGCGTTATTGCGTTTGTCTACAACTTGATGTCATGTCTCTTGGATGGGGCGATGGTACATGGGGTAGTAGTGTCTGGGGCGGCGGTGAACTTGCCATCACGGGCGTTGAAGCAACGGGCGAAGTTGGGTTAGTAAAGGTAAGTGTTGAGGTAGCCCTTTCAGGTGTAACGGCATCTGGGTTGGTTGGGACGGTTGTAGCAAGCACTGAGACAGCTATCTCCGGCGTAGCGGCAACGGGGGCAGTAGGATTAGTTGTAGCCAGCACTGAAGTAGCTTTGGCAGGTGTTCAAGCAACAGGCGCGGTAGGATCGGTAGTAAGTAGTACAGCGATAGCCCTGACGGGTGTATCGGCATCGGGTGATGTTGGAACGGTAGTACCTTCATACATTATTGTAGAGACAGGGACTTTTGCCAGCGGGTTTGTTGGGACGGTGGTTCCAGAATTCTCTGTAGCTTTGACAGGTGTGGTATCGGCGGGTGCGGTTGGAACACTGGGTGTTTTGCATTCTCCGGCTTTGACAGGTGTTGCGGCAACAGGTGCGGCTGGTTCGGTAGGAATTAACAAGTCAATAGCTTTGACGGGCGTATTGGCAACTGGAGCGGTTAACGCATTTTCACAGGCGTTCGGGTGGAGTGTTATAGATGACACGCAGACCGCAAACTGGCAAAATATTGGTAATACGCAGACAGCAAACTGGCAGAATATCGGTAACACGCAAACACCAGCTTGGACTGATGTTTCAACAAATTAGGAGCATTTAAATGCCAGCGACGACAACTCTTTTAGGCTTAGTCACCCCCACACAGGGAACGCTCTCTGGTACGTGGGGCGATACAGTCAACTACGGTATTACTGACTACATTGACATTGCTGTTGCGGGTACATTATCTTTTACGGGTGATGCCGCTGTTACACTGGCAAACACCACAGGTAGCTCGGCAGGAAACAGTATTGGGGCAACCACAGCGCAGTATGCGTGTATCAGAGTTACAGCTACAACAGCGGCTACAAAAGTAATCACAGGCCCAAGTTACAGCAAAACGTACCTTGTTGACAATGCTTCTTCTTTTGCTATTACGTTCAAAGCTTCTGGTCAGACTGGTGTTTCTATTGCGGCGGGCGAGAAGGTCAGCGTATTTTACAACGGTACAGATTACGTAAAGATTGCCGGTACGATTGCCAACGCCGCTGGGTCTAACACGCAGGTTCAGTTTAATAACTCTGGTTTGTTTGGCGCGTCAGCTAATTTAACTTTTAGCGGCACGGTTTTAGCAGTGACCGGGACTGTAGCTGTAACGGGTGCTTTAACGGCTACGCTTGACTCTACGTTTTCATCGACTGGTGCTTTGAGCATAAGCAAGGGAACAACTGGTCAACGACCATCACCAGCAAGCGGTATGCTCCGGTTCAACACCACAACAACGGAGTTTGAGGGTTACAACGGCACTGCATGGGCTTCTGTTGGTGGTGCGGCTTTAAGTAATGACACATCCACGGCAACCAACGTCTTCCCACTGTTTGCAAACGCAACAACTGGCACGGCTTCAACGTTGTTCACGGGCAATACCAAGCTGTTGTATAAGCCTAGCACGGGCGAGTTAAGTTCTTCTGTTGTGAATGCAAGCAACGGCATCTACGTAAACAGCCAAACAATAGCTGTGAGTTATACAATTGCCGTTGGTTTCAGCGCAATGTCATCTGGCCCCGTCACTATATCAAGTGGTCAAGCGGTTACTGTTTCCAGCGGTTCACGCTGGGTTGTGATTTAAGGATATATTATGAGTTCAATAGTTATTGCTGGCGACACAAGCGGATCGGTCACGCTACAAGCCCCTGCGGTATCGGGTTCAACAATCCTCACGCTACCCGCTACAAGCGGAACAGTCCAAACATCAGGTGCAGGCTACACAACCAATGGCGTTGCGTTTGCTTCATCTACAAGTGTGTTGGCTACTGGCTCTGCGTTGACTTTTGATGGGACTAACTTTGGGGTAGGTGGGGCTGCCTCACAAAAGTTCCATGTACAAAACGCTGGTGCAGTTATTGGGTTGCTTCAAAACACAGCTTCAAGTGCTGATGCTCGTTATCGTATTCAGAACACCGCTGGTTCGTCTGACTGGGGCGTTGACGCAACAGGCACGTACTTTCAAGACAACAACAGCCGACCATTTCTTTGGTTTACTGGCGGCTCCGAACAAATGCGCCTCAACTCAACAGGGTTGGGTATTGGTACAAGTTCGCCTAGTGCTAGATTTGATGTGCGTCGTGGTGATGCCGATGGTTTGATTGCTGAGTTCCATCAATCTGGTGGATATGGTATTGACGTAGGAAGCAGTCAGTCAGTCGCATACTTGTCTTCTGGATATTTGCAGGCTTTTACGTTTAAGACTGATAGTGGCTCTGGTCAAGTAGAACGAGCCAGAATAGACTCTAGCGGTAACTTGCTGGTGGGGACTACGAGTGCAAGCGGCATCATCACAACCAGCACAAGTGTTAACTCTCAAGCTGGATCAATTTTTACCAGAAACACAAACGCCTCTGCTGGTTCTTACAGCGGCTTGACAGTTGGAAATGATATATCCAACAACAAAGCAGGTTATATTCTTACTTCTTCTAATCAGCCTTTAAGCGGTTTTTTTGGGCCAAGTAGTATTTATGCGTATGCCTCTAGTGGGTTAATTGCTATTGTTACTGAAACTGCCAACCCCATTATTTTTGGTACTAGCGGCTCAGAACGAGCCAGAATAGACTCTAGCGGTAACTTGTACCTTGGCGGTACAACTCAATACAACTCTGCAAAATTTACAATTTCATATTCTGGTAGCGCAAATAATGGTCTTGCATTTATTGATACTGTAGACCAAACAGGCACGGGGTATTTATCTTTTCATAATTCTGCTGGAACGCAAATTGGTTCAGTAACACGAGTTACCACAACCAATGCAGTTGTTTACAACACTACTTCTGACTACAGATTAAAAACTGTTACTGGTGCTGTAACGGGTCAAGGCGCACGCATTGATGCACTTAAACCAGTTGATTACACATGGACAGAGGGCGGTCAACAAGCCCGTGGTTTCTTGGCTCATGAGTTTCAAGCAGTTTATTCAAATAGCGTTACTGGTGACAAAGACGCTGTAGATGCTGATGGCAATCCAAAATATCAATCTATGCAAGCGGCTACATCAGAAGTCATTGCAGACCTTGTTGCTGAAATTCAATCACTACGTCAGCGTTTGTCTGCCGCTAATCTTTAAAAGGAAATAACATGATAGAAATCATTGTTGCATTTATTGTTGGTTGGATGTTAAGACCAACATGGGAATTGTTTTTAAAGCCAATCTTGAAAGCCACTTTTGAGGCTTATTTTGCAAAACGAAAATCTGATAAGGAAACAGTATGACTACACAATACACATGGACAGTTACAGCAATGGACTGCTACCCACAAGAGGACGGCAACACCGATGTCGTTTTCACGGTTCACTGGACTTGCTCTGGTACTGATGGAACTTACTATGGTTCTGTCTATTCCACTTGCTCAGTGCCCTTGACTGCTGGCACGTTTACGCCCTACGCACAGCTTACTCAATCTCAAGTATTGGGTTGGATTTATGCTAACGGCGTTGACCAGACCGCCACTGAAGCCGCTGTTGACCAACAGATTGCAAACCAAGTTAACCCCCCAGTGGTAACTCCTCCACTGCCTTGGGCCACGCCTGCGGCATAATGTTTATGGGGTTATCGCTGCTGCCCCTTTTTCAGCGGCGCTTTGGAGTTAAAAATGAACGACCAAAAAGTTGAAGTATCCCTGTCCTTGATGAACGGCATCTTGCAATACCTGGGCACCAAGCCCTTCCAAGAGGTATTCCAGGTGGTCAACGCCATCCATGATCAGGTCCAGCCCCAAATCAAGGTTTCCGATGAAGCTGCAAAGCCCGTCACGGACGCTGCCTGACGGCGGCATCGAGCCCGCACACGCCGTAGAAGTACTCTGCGGCGCGTGCGGCTACGACCTGGATCAGTCCGAAATCGACGCAGACACCTGCGCCGATTGCGGGCAACCACTGAACTTGCAACAGTCAGTGGCGATCGAGATCACGACGGTCCCTGCTGCATCGGGAGCGACTATGTAAGGCACAGCCATGATTGACGTAACCAAGGCTATCGGTGCAGTTGCTGCCAGTGTTGCCGCACTGGGCGGCAGCTACACGTTGGCCGACAAGTTTGGCTGGTTTGACCGCGCAATCATTGAGTGGTCACCTGAGAATTTCAAGATCGTGGCAGAAGCTGGCAAGCCAATAAACGTCACCGTTGCGCGGATCAAGAAGCGTGACGACTGCTCTGTTGAGAGTTTTACGCCAAGCATTCGCGATGCGGCAGGTATGGTGCATGAAGCCACCACTACTGCAAGCAAGTTTAGCGGCCCCGCAGGGGTAATGCTCACGCCTAGATTGCCTGAGGCGTCGAGCCTCATTTTTTCCGATGCGCCATTATAGAAAACATGGATGTTTCCATGATAGTTAATAGGCAAATAATCAGAATTAGGGGCTATTGAAAGAAGTATCGTTCCAAAACCAGCAGTTACTCCACCAGTTTTCATGCCAATACCAAGACAAGAACCATTGGTTGTATCAGGTACACCAAACAATGAGTAAGTTGCATCCCATGTTGATCCTGCAATTGTTGCAACAGAGGTAGCGTCTGCTGTTTTAACGGATAGCTTGCCCTTTCCAGCAGTTGTAGCAATACCAACATTACCGCTCGTATCTATGCGGCAACGCTCCGAGCCTCCAGTTGTGAGAACCAATGCTACTGACCCAGCAGTTCCAAGTCCTACAGTTCCAGTTGGAACTCCATCTTGTGTTGAGCCACTATTATTGGCAAACAAACCAAGCGCAGATTGACCAAAACAATTAGCTTGAACTGCCGCAACATTACTTCCATTGCTTGTTGAAACTATCTTTACTGTAGATGCTGTAGTTGAACTACCTACATCAAGAAGATTTGAAGGGCTTGTATTACCGATACCAAGTCGACCGCTTGAGTCGATACGCATAGATTCAGCACCGCCTTCAGTAAAAGCAATGGTGTCAGCCGCAGGAAAGAATATGCCTGTGTTTGTATCGCCAGTTGTCGTCAATGCGGGAAGTGCCGCTGTACCAGCAGAGAATGTTGCGACACCCGCAATACTAACCGTGGTGCCCACAAACAAAGCCTTAGCCACGCCCACGCCGCCGTCCGTCTGAATCGAGCCAGTGGTCGTGCTAGTGGAGTCAGTCGTGCTGTCCACGGTCAACGCGCCGGTCAGCGTCTGAGCGCCGCCAATGGTCGCGTTGCCGGCCAGGAACAGGTTACGGGGACGTGTCGCACCGCTTGCACCAATGTCGTAGGTGTTGTCCGTGAAGATCAGGTTGCTGGTAATCGTGCTATTGATGGTCAGCGTGTCAGCAGAGCTGTCGCCCACGGTCACGTTGCCGTTCAAGTTCACCCCGCCAGTGAGCGTCAGCGTACCGCCAACGGACAAGTTACCGCCAACAGTAGCAGCACCCGCCAGGAATAAGTTACGCGGGCGCGTGGCCCCTGATGCACCAATGTCAAAAAGATTGTCGGTAAATATCAGGTTGCTGTTCACAGTGCCAGGCACAGTGATCAAGTCGCCAGAAGCGTTGCCCAGGGCAACAGTGCCGTCAAGGGTGGTCGCGCCAGAAGCATTGAGCGTGGT